TACAATTTAGTAATACTGATGGAAAGCACGATGATATGGTAATGAGTTTAGCAATTGCTGCATATTGTGCTAAAGAAGAGCAGGATGGTGGTGTAACAATGTTCTTATGATTACATTTAGACAGCACATTGATATGATGAAGTACGTATCAAGCAACAAAAGCGTTCAAGATTACGCATCAAAAGAATTAAAGCCGTTTGAAATATTAGATTACTATAGGTCTTTTGATAAAACATACCCCATAACTGAAAACATAACAGAGCCTTCATTTGAAAACAAGTATTTCATATCAATAGATAGCCTTATACTTGGGCAATTTATAATGCTTGAGCAGATAATAACAGGTAAAACCAAACTTCCAGACCATCTTGTTGACTATGAGATTGCTAAACTAATCATACGTCCTAAGCTCCAAGAGGAATTTGATAACTCAGACAATGATATAGAGTATAAAAACTCAGAGGAAATACTTAATCTTGATGTTAGACAGGTATATTGGGTATTAGACAATATGATTAAAAACAGAGAGCAAACTTTGTTTAAAGACTTCTCTGGAGTTTTTTACGATGCTCCATCAGAAGACGAAGAAGAAATCTTAGAAGAAGAGAAGACATCAGATATGTTGTTTACACAACAATGGTATTGGTATTCTATTGTCCGTATGCTTTCTGGAGAAGATGTACACAGGTACGAGGAAACATATATGCTTCCTATGCGGGTCGTTCTTCCAGAAATGTCTTACTTAGCACAGAAGAGTAAGATTGAATCAGCTCATCAAAGACAGGAACAGGCAATGCGTAAATTGTAAATTAAAGAAAGGTTTATATGAATAATCTTACGGAGCTTTATAAGAAGATAAAGACTTTTGCAGATGAACACAATATGATTAATGAGTTCTTTGTGGCAAACACTGAAGACGATTTAAACAATAGAGAGTTCAGCTTTAAGACCCTTGCCCTTCTTTTGCTTGAAGCAAATATATCAAGAGACCTAAACTCACCGATATACACTCTTGACTTTGGAGCAATCGTTATAGACAAAGTCGGAGAAAACAATGACTTGGAATCAATTGGTTCTTCAGAAGAAAACTTGTTTGTTATAGGTCAGTTACAAGATTATCTTATTCAACAAGGATATGATGTGAGCTTTGGGGATGTTGAGCTTGTATCATCTATGGGTGAAGAGTATAATATCACCTCAGCTATGAGTAACTTTAGCGTAGTTCTTGCCCGTAAGCCTTACACGAGGGGTATTGACTCTTAAAGGATATGACCCGAAAGCAATATGAAAATCAAATAAGAATAATAGCTGTTTCCGAAACCTCAAGGGCCTTCAGAAAATCAGCCATAATAAAAGCTATAGTAAAAATAGCCAAACAGAAAAATCATATTGCTTCTGGTATGCTTGTTAACCCAAGTGAGTCAAACTCTATAACACCAAATGCTGATGATAGATGGCTTGTTCCAAACAAAAAAAAATCTGTTATAGTAAGGGTTTATGGTATTAAAGAAGGTGTCCCCTCATCCATTAGGATTAAAACGCAATTAGAATACGGGATAAATGAAAAATATTATCAGTTAACTACACATTCTAAAAAAAAGAAGTGGTTTCCTAACAGAGACGGTATTGACAGATTAGAGGATTGGATAAAACAAAAGTCATCACGAGGTGTTTCGTTCACGCTACCAAGCAGGGGCAGGGGCAGAAAAAAAGAAACAAGACCAATGAACCCAAGCAATCCCATTGATGTAGGTAGAGTTGCCTTTGCAATTGCCAATGGAATTGAGAAGAATGGGATTAAGAACAGGTCAAACTTCTTTAATCCTTTTGAATATAAAAACACAGGGGTTAAGGCTACACTAAACAAAGCTGAACTAAGGATAAATGACAGGTTGACAGAGCTTTTTACAAGCGAGGCTACTATTTCTATTGACAGATTAATTGAGACATTATAATGGCTACTACAGAACAAAGCATAAACAAACTTAACAAGTATACCGAAAGGTTGGAGCTGCTAAATAAGCAGTTAGAAAATGTTAATAAAAATACTAAGGAGTATAAAAAACTTACAAAGGAAAAAACAAAGGTAGAAGAGAAGGCTATAAAAGCATCAAAGGAGCTTGCAGAAGCACAAGGAAAGCTTTCCTCAACACTACCAACTCATAAGAAATTAATTGACCAATCAAACAGTGCTCAAAAAAGATTTAACAATACTACACAGAAATCTTCTAAGGTAACAAAAGGTTTCTTTGGAAACTTGAAAACAGCAATAGGTACGTTAACAAGGTATGCTACTGCATATGCTTTAATTAACGCTGCTCAAAGACTGTTCACTGAACTTGTTATAAATTCTGCAAAAAGAAGTATTCAACTTGAGAAAGCGTTTGCTGATTTATCAGCAATAGCAAACCTAACAGCAGAAGACATAAATAGATTAGAGTCTGTTGTTTTTAAGGTAGCGGGTACAACATCTTTAACAGCAGTTCAAGTAGTTGAACTTCAAAAACAATTAGCGAAGCTAGGTTCGTCTGTTGATGATATAGAAAAGTTAACCAAACCTATTGCTCTTTTATCTCAAGCATTGGGAGAAGATGCAGGAGGTGTAGCGGCTACTTTAAAGAAAACATTAAATCAGTTTCAAGCTACATCAGAAGAGGCTGATAGATTCTCAAATGCATTAGTTGGTGCTATAAATGAATCTGCACTTTCTCTAAAAGACCTTTCCACGGCCTTGGGGCTTGTGGGGCCTTTAGCAGCACAATCTGGATTATCTTTTGAAGAGACAGCTTCATTACTTGGTGTGTTAGCAGATAACGGGTTCCGTGCATCAAGAGCGGGTACAGGTTTAAGAAATATATTAAACCAAGCGGCAAGAGACGGAAGACCTGTAAACGAGTTCTTAAAGGAGCTTTCTACAAGAAACTTAAACGTGGCTGAGGCTACAGAGATATTTACCGTTAGGGGTGCAGCAGCGGCTATAACAATATCTCAAAACGCAGAAAGAATAGCAGAGCTAAACGAGGAATTAAAAGACAACACAAGGCTCTTAAAGGCAAACGCAAGACAAATGTCGTCCACTCAGGGTCAGATAGACTTGTTATCTTCTGCTTATAACAGGGCAAGTGTAAGGCTTGGTGAGTTTATAATAAATACAGAGTTCTTCCTTGAACTCATAGAGCTTTTAGACCCTTCTGTTGCAGGTCAAGCGAGGGCGTTTAAGGTTATAGCAACTGCCTCAGAAGAAACATCTGGTCAAATAGATGCTTTAACAACCTCATTAGTAGATTTTAAAGATACTACAGAGGAAGCGGCTATAAGCACATCTCAAGAATTATTCAATATACTTGAGTCATCTGGAAACTTAACTGAAAAGCAAGTAGAGACACTTCAGGAGAAAATAGATGCTGGAGAGAACTTAATAGAAACACTTCGTGATTGGGCAAGTCAAAAAATTCCTGGTGTTGATGACCAATTATTATTAGCTGAGGGACTTGTTGAATTAACAGCAGAAAGAGCTAAGGTAATAAGGGATGAAAGGATAGCAGTAGCTGCAAAAAACGAAAACTACAAGGAGGCTGTTGCGCTAACAAATAAACTTACTGATGCCGCAGGAAGAGGGGTTCTCGTAGACAAGGAGCAACAACGTGTTTCAAAGGGACTTGAAGATAAAATCAAAGCTCTTCAAACACTGAGAGAGGGTTCGTCAGACAAAGAAGAAATAATAATACTTGAAAAAAGAATAGCTTTATTTGATGAATTAGCAAAAAAAGTTGATAATCTTGAGAACAGTACATCTGCATTAGAAGATGCTGAAGATAAAAGAGTTAAAAATACTTTTTTAAATTCTATAGAGGCTATTAAAAATAAGTTAGAAGCAGAGATAGATGCTATTAACGCTATTACAAACACAGAGCTTGAAGGAGCTAAAGGTGCTGAAGAAGCAGCTCAGATAAGATTAAAGCAAGAAAAGCTTGTCCAAGCAGCTTATTCCAACTCGCTTAGTTCTGTGAAAAAGCTTAAAGAAATTTACCCACAGTTTTCTGATGAAATACAAAAGGCATCAGAAAGTTATGAAAAATTTACTAAATTCACCCAGTCGGGTATAGGTAAGGAGGGTATAGAAATATTGTCTGATTATAAAAAATCCTTTCAAGAACTTGGTAAAAAGCTTTCTGACGAGACAATAACATTAGCTGAGTATGAGGCTCAGGAAGATGCTTTAGAAGCTTCTTTAATATCCTCTATTACTACTTTAAAGAGTAGCACAGATGCTAACGAAGAGTTGAAAAATATGCTTGACAAAGTTGTTGTCGCTTATTTAAACGCTAAAAAAGGAGCGGAAGCTTACCAAGGACAGAGCGAAGAAACAGAAAAAACAATTAAGGCTTTAGGGCAAACACTCGTAGTTGACCTATCTATAGAAGAGGCCATTGGGATGGCTTTAGCGACTACTGGCGACATAATATCTGACTTTAATGATACAGCCCTAGAAAACACTAAAAACCGATTAGAAGCGCAGAGAGATGCTATTGAAGCTAGTTACGAAGTTGAGCAAGATATATTAAAGTCTCAACTAGATAATCAACTCATAACCGAAAGTCAATTTAGGTCAAAACAAAAAGAGCTTCGTAAAGCTCAGATAGCTGAAGAAAACAGTATTGATAAACAATTATTTGACTCAGAAAAGAAGAGGGATAGACAAAATGCCACTACTGGATATCTACAAGCTTTAGCTACAATAATACCAAACCTTATAAAATCTGGGGTAGGTGAACCTATAGAGCTTTCTTTAAAATCAATACTATCTGGAGCGTTAGCTACAGCAGCTTATGGAGCAGAGCTTTCTGCGATAGGTCAGCGTAAGTTCTTCCCTAAGAAGTTTGCACAAGGTGGTATTGTAAATGGGCCATCACATTCAGAAGGTGGTGTTCCTTTTAATGTTCAAGGTCGTGGGGGATATGAAATGGAAGGTGGAGAGTTTATAGTTAATAAAGACTCAACAGCTAAACACTTTGACTTGTTAAGCAGGATAAACAAATCTACTTCAAGACCTATGGTCGGGAAGACATCTTTTGCAAATGGAGGTGTTGTAAGCTTGCCAAAAGACGAAAGTGTAGATTACCTAAAGGCTATTGCTGAAGCCACTACCTCAACAGCTATACAAACAAGCAAGCCAGTAAGGGCATTTGTTTCCTCAAGCGACTTGAGAACCAATGAGACCGAAAGAAGACTAAGAGATAGAAACGACAGAATATAATGAGTAATTATAATTTTTATGGTGTGAATACACCTGTAGCGGTAAACACTGGAGTTTGCACTCTTACTGACTCGGAAACAATAACTGCTACCAACCCTTTAGGGAACTCTGGAGATGTAGTTTATATGAAGATATCACACACACAGGGTGTTGTAGTGGTTGTACAGGAGACTGTCAACAGAGGTAAGTTTGATAACAACATATATACCAATGTTCTTAATAGCTTTACGCCTTCTGTAGCTTATTACTTTGATGTTAATGCTGATTTGTTAAGCAGTAGCGTTTCATCTTTTAGGCTACAAGCTGATGCAACGATATCTACTTATTCCGAAAGCTACAGACCATACAATACTTCATTTGATTACTCTATCATTACAGATACAAGAAGAAGATTATTGTTTGGTGATGTTAAAGAATTAATATCTGCTACTTGGCTTGTGTTTAAGGACAGCTGCAATGACGTAGCATACCTTGTATCTTTTGGGGAAGATACTTTTGTAGCTTTAAACAACAAGTTTAAATCATCTTTAGAGTTTAAAATAGCCACACGTTAGCATATGGTTTTAAAGTTAGAAATTAGAAGAGAAAACACATCATTTGTTGAAGTTGACTTGTTTTCAGATTCTCAATTAGAGTATGATGTAAATTTTTACGACACTCTTGATGTAAGCAAGATAAGGCTTCCTTTTTCAAGTGATATCAAGATACCTATGACTGAGATAAATATGAGTCAGTCAAGATTCAACTATAACCCAAACACAGATACAAAAGATTTATTTCCAAAAGATAATTTTTATTTTAAGATAACTATACACGGGCCACCACTTGGTTCTGATATAGAGGGTATCCTAACCGTAAAATCTTTTGAGTATTTATCTTCCGAGCCTTATATTGATATTAATCTTAATGATTATGTAAGTAAGTATATTAGTGATTTAAAAAACAAAACTATAGCAGAGGTTTATGATGCTGACATAACATCATATGGTACTTATTATAGGGGAGACCACACTATGTTATCGTTTATAGTAACAAATGAATCGGGTACTAAAGGAGTTAACCCTACAGACAAGCCAATTATATTCCCTTACATAGATTTTTGTAACGATGTAAAAGGAAAGTTTGGTTATGCTGAAAGGCAATTTACTGAGTATGGTGTTGGTATGGACAGGGCAGGAATA